TGGTACGTTTACAGGTTCCGTTGTTTTTGAAGATGCAATAAATGAAAATGTATTTTCTATAACTGACCTTTCTTCTGTTGCCTTAGATCCTGATAACGGAATGGTTCAGACTTGGACATTAGGGGGTAATAGAACTGCAACTGATAGTTTAACTACTGGTCAATCTATGCTTTTAATAGTAATTGCAACTACTAATAATTATACTTTGACTTGGCCTTCTATGAAGTGGAATGGTGGTTCTGCTCCCTCTCTTGGAGGTACTGATCCTGTCGCAATAGAGTTGTTTAAAGTAGGAGGTCAATTATATGGAGCAAATATTGGAGAGTTATCATAATGAGATCACACCATTTAAGAATCGCTACCCCTTCTGTTGGTACTCCTTATGATCCTCTTTCTACTTTAAATGATCTTGCTTATGGTGGTTTTTTTTCGGGTGGTGGTCTTAGTAATCCAATTGATGTAGGAAGTGGAGGTGACACTACTAATTACTATTCGTTTCCATCAGGTTGGACTACCTATGGAGGAATGTGGTTAGACCCTAACCCAACTACATATCTAAATGCTCCCTACTCAGTTAATTGGAGGAATTATGGGGGAAATACAAATGCTATGGGTAGAATTATTCAATTTGGTAGTCAATCGAGTAATCAAAATCATGGAGAAGGGGCAAAGTTTATGCAATGGGTTTATGCTGGAAGTAATTATAGTCCATCATCTTATTCTTCTAAATATAATTTTAGTGATAGTAATTATTATCAAAGATATTCGGGAAATTATTTTTCAAGACATGTAAGTCCCGGAAGCACATATAGTACAACAGTAGGTTATATGGGAGACGGCACACCTGTTTGGTTACTAACTAAGAGGAAAATAATAAGTGGTATTAGTCAACAAGAAGTGCATGTTTATAGTTACCCTTACCCAGGCGGAGATCCTATAGGTAGATACAATCTTTCGGTATTAGGTACTAATGAAATGGGACAACAAGCAGACTTAAATATGTGTTTTTCTGGTCATCAGCTTTTATTTGTGCAGTCAGGTGCATACGGAGGTAGCACCTATGTTTGGGGATATGATATGCCAGCTAGTACAACAGTAGGTTATAGCAACAATGCACCTTTAAAACCAATGAGTTCTTCTTACGATGCTTTAGCATCTAGTTCAACTATCTCTGCAACGACAAGATGGACATTTCCAGGCCGTATAGCAAATGGTAATCGTAGAAGCATAGTTTTTACAGGCGATGGCATTGTTGGCAATGTATATAACGCTGGTGATTTGGCATACGTCAGATTAACAGGTGTAGATTTTGCTGGCTCAGGTATGAATGGCGGTCATACTCATGTAAGAAATTTATCTTCTTTTGATACTCATGGTTATGGACAAATTGCTATGGATTATCAACATAGAACTTTAGTGCAATATGAATATGGTGGTTCTAGAGGTGCTAGAATGTTTTTTGATTAATACTATGACGTGTTATTATGTTTTTATATAATAATTATAGATAAGTATTATAAGTACATTATGAACTATGCAATTATTGAAGGCACTACTGTAAAAAGCACTGGTACACTACAAAAATTATTTCCTAATACAAGCTTCAATTCAAGTACACCTAATGCAGATTTTTTAACTGCAAATAATACTGTAGAACTTGTAGAAGATTTAGATTACACACCAAAAACGCAAAAATTGGTATCTGTTGAACCTTATGTTGATAATGGAAAGGCTTACAATGTGAAAGTAGAGCCGATGACTACAGAAGAACAGAATCAGTGTATTTCTGATGAGTGGTTTAATGTAAGATTACGTAGAAATGATTTATTAGGATTATCAGATTGGAGAGCTAATAGTGACGTTACCTTGTCTGATGATTGGAAAACTTATAGACAGGCTTTGCGTGATATTACAACACAATCAGATCCATATAATATTACTTGGCCTACAGAACCTAGTTGAAACGAGATAGTTATTAGCAACTTGCAGTAATTAGATCAATTTAGTAAAATTAAAATAAATACTAAAAAAATGCAGAAAATTTTTAATGCAATAGCTGTTGCTTCAGGTATTGTTTCTTTAACAGTTGTAGGTAGTGGTTTATTTATTTTTATAAACAAAGACACAATAATAAATACTATAAAAGAAAAAGCTATAGAATCTGTTAAAGATAATTTAGGAGATACGTTAGGAGGCTCTCTTCCTTTACCAGATGTCACTGGTCCGGTGGTTCCAAAACTTCCTTCATCTAGCTTTTAAAATTGTCCGAAATACCAGAAATTTTAATAAATACTGTAAATATTCCTAAAGTTGATAGTTATTACTTTTCTACTGTAGAGTCATTACCACAAAGCCTACCCGTAACCTTGCAAATTGGTAATCCAATTATAGAGATGCCAGGTTGTGTCAAGTTTAACGAAGTTAATACAAAGTCAAAAAATTTAGTAAATGAGGATGAAAGAGGTAATAAAGTTTTATGTGATGCCGGATCTCCTGTCTACGAAGCAATAGATTATCAACCAGAAGAATTAATTTATGTTGAAGATGCTCCAGTGCCTAATATAAAACGATCTCTTAACAAAGAAAAGTCAAATAAAAAAAATGATCAAGATGAGAGTAAAGATGAAGAAAATAACTTAGACACTCCAAATCCTACATTTGATAATATTCCACAAAAAAATGAAAAATCTTGCCCCGCACCAAATCAACCTAGAGTTGGAGATCTAACACGTAGTGGGGATGAAATAGTTATAGGTCATGAAATACAGGGTAATATTTGTGTTGTATTATATGAACCAACCTCTTCTCTTGAAAAACTACTCCCAAATGCATCTCAAGTGAGCACTACGGCTGCAATCGCATTAGTAGCAACAGCTTCAGCAGCTGCAACACCCGTATTATTAAAGTTAATAAAGCCTTTAATAAAGCAGTTAATAAAAAGGATTAAAGCTTTATTTGGTAAAAAAGATAGAGAAAGATTTAAAGGATTACAAAGAAAGAAAAAACTTATTTCGGAATTGAATGGTGATGATTAGGGATAACACCATGTGGATTTGCAACTACAATATCAGCACATATTTGAGCAGAGGGACTTGTTTTTGCGAAAGTTACTCCTAATTTTTTTTGTTCAGCACAATGTTTTAGTCTTGCCATCTCAAAATCTAACCTTTTATTAGCTAATATTTGTTTATTTATTTGATTTTGAGTGTTAGAAGCTTTTAAACAGCTTTCATTATGCCTTTTATCTAGTGGTATTGTTATATTCATACTAATTCCCCATCCAATATTGTGATTTGATTTTTGACCTGTTCTTACAGGTTTATGATAAAGAATTCCACCGGGATTGTCTAATAATCCATCATTGTCTACATCTGAGTTATCAAATACTGGATCAAGATACATCGCTTCGTAAGGTTCCTTCCAAGAATCTTGTAAAGTTGCAAAAGGAGTAATTGAAAGAGTAGAACCTTGACAAGAAACACCACCCCCATAAGTATTTGTGAGGTATGGCCCAGACAGATTTTGCACCGCTAAATTACTAACAGACCCTGATGAATTTGCTACCGGGTTTGCAGTCGCTGACACGCCTCCTACCTCATTTGCATAGATGGGAATACCAAAAATATTTGCAGCTAAAAGTAAATATTTTACTGACTGAAAGTTGAAGTTGTATCTGTTACAGATTTTATTTCTGAAGTTCTTTGAATTATTGTTTGTGATTTTAGACCTGGCTGGCTTAATGTAGTTGTCATCTGCCAAGGTTTTGTCTCGTCTACGATCGAGAAGTTTGGCATGTTTTGGGAATCTAAATTTGTCCACGTAGAATTAACTCCATTTAATGTCTGTGTGACATTTTTGGCTGGAGGAACCAAACTATTACTGTCTGCCTTTATATTATTACCTGTGACGGTATATTGCCAGCCTGTTTGATAATCAATAACATTTATTGTTTCAGTCACTTTAGAGGTAGTCTCAGTATGAGACTGAAGAACACCTGTATTAAAGTTTGGGACTACTGGGACTGCTTTTGCAGTCGTGCTCATTAGACTCAGAAAGATTACAGGTACTATCTTTTTTATCTGTTTCATTGTCTCTTCTTTTTTTAATTGCAAAGGCATGATTTTTTAATTTCATCTTATTGAAATTTCACTAACAAATTGTCCTGTTGCTGTTGTTCCTGCTCCCCCAGCTGTTAAAGTCAATGTTGAAGATGAGTCGATTGTACCTGCCAATGATCCTGCAACCCCTGCTGCTGTTGAAGTTTGATTAGATAAAGCACTTACAGCACCTGTACTTGGAGCACTGGTAACTAAAGCATCTGCTTGGGTAAATGTCTGACTAAAACTGAAGCTTTCGCCAGCTGTAGCCTGAACCGCTGATAATGCTGGTATTGAACCTACCCCTGAAGATATTGTCAAAGATCCAATTGAGTTAGTAGCTGACCCACCATCTGGAGTATATTGAGTTGTTACATTGTTTCCAGAAACACTATAGCTATTACCAATTCTCTCTACCTGAGTAGCAGCAGCATTGACTGAGAGTTGAACACTACTAGATAATTTATGAGTGATATCTGCTTTAGCTACTGGTGCAAATATCAATATCAATAAAGGAAAGAACTTCCGCATTTTTAGTACCTATTAATTGCTATACATAAGTTTACATGAGGGTAAACTTAGTATGTATTAAGGATATAAAATGATTGACAATTCAAAAGATTCTTCTAAAACACAAGAGAAGAAAAATGTTTTCACAAAAATTAAAGAAAACCTTGATGACAAAGAAGAGCAATTAGCCTTTATCTCAGTCGTAGTAAGACTTGTTGTAGTTGCTTGGAGTGGATTTATCGTCAGTTTAAATTACATTTCTATTCCTGGTTATGCAAATGAACCCAAGGATATCACTTTCCCGGCATCGATTTTGACGGGATGTCTTAGTAGTTTTGGAATAGATGCGGCACGTAAAAGAGGAGATGGAACCATGAAAGTGGATAAGAATCCGACTCCAAATCTGACTAAAGCAGATTTTGAAAAACTTATAGAGAAGGCTTCACAATCTGCTCCTACTCAGATATTGCGTATTGAACAAGCTCCAATTAAAATAGTGACAGAGACTAGTTCTAAGAAAAATGTATAGTAGACCCAAAAGGAATTGGGGAATAATAGCTTTAGTGTCCATCTTAGGGGTGTATAACATTGCTTTGATGAACACTTTAGTTACAAAAAAAATAAAAAACCCTTTTCCAAATGTCAATGTACCAGTAGGTCCTTACACTTCCTACGATATAGTTGCTACTGATAATGGCTACAGAATTAGTTATAAAGCAAATGACCCCAAAATTCTACATAGAACTAAGTATTTAAGTGAACCAAAAGGATTTTTTGGAAATAAAGAATCTACATTGAGTTTGAAAGAGACTTACACAATGCAAGGTGAAGGTGTTCAGCAAGAGACAGAGAGAACCGTAATGAATGATAAAAAAGTTGCTTGTATCAAGATAGAAGGTAGTGGAAACTCTACAGGAAGAATCGTAGGAGGTTCTGTGGGAGTAAAAGCTGCACCCGCTTTTAGTAACATACCAGTAATTGGATGGCTTGCTGCTGGATTCGTCACCATGTTTGCACAAGATAAGGGATCAGAAATAGGTGGTCAGGTAGCAAAACAATTTAATGATTGTTAATAAGCTATCCTAAAGCTATACTCAGATTAGTTACTTATTTAACATGGCTTGCGGATTATCAATTGAGAGATTAAATGATTTCAATAATCAATTAGATGAACAAGCTACAACATTAGCTAATCAGATACAAACATTAGAAACACAACTAAAAACTGCACAAAATTCTTATTTAAAAGTTTTGGGAGCAAAAGAGATAATAACAATACAAATACAGGAATCAGAAAATAATCAAGAAAATTCAACAGCAGAAGTGATTGAAGGGTCTGGTGATTAAAATGCTAAGGGAGATGAACAAAGATAGATATAAAGCTCTACAATTACTAGCAGATTATTTACGCACTTCACCAAAAGATTTGTCTTTAAATGCCATTTTTAATGACATTAGAGATGAAGATTTAAAATGGGTATTAAATAAAATTCATTATTATTTATTAAGACTTCTTGAGGAAGTAGATTATGAGATAAAAGAGGAGGTTGAAGTAACTCGATTAGTTGATTAATAACTATATTTGTGTAAGTTTATGCAGCATACAGTTTTTTACAAGGTTGCAAGGTAAATGTGATTTATTGCGAGCAAGATCTACTAGCCAATTTAATTGAACTTTCTCCAAAAAATGCCCGTCACAAATTTCGACAATGTATATTTGAATCTTGGAATTGGAAATGTGCCTACTGTGATAGGCAACTAAATAAAGATTCTGCCACAATTGATCATATTTTACCAAAATATAAAGGTGGTCATAATGTTAAATCAAATATGATTTGTTCTTGTTCTAAATGTAATAGATTAAAAGGGTCTAATCTTTTAGAAGATTGGTATAAACCTTCATATAAATTTTACCAAGAGGAGAGACTTGATAAGATAAAACAGTGGATGAATCAAGATACTTCTATCAGGATTTCTCTACCAGATAAAGCTACACCTTATATAAATAATGAATTCTATATCGGATGGGTCGCTTCCTGAAGACCAAGCAAAAGCATTTGCAAGACAATATGCTGAAGAATTACAAGCAGAAAAAAGAGCTAAAAATACTGAATTGGTAAATTCACGGATTCAAGAAGCCGGAGATGATGCTTTATATGGTATGCGTGGTATGGATCTAGTACAAAAAGTAAGGTCAGGAGAGGTCAAGTTTGTTTGATGATATGACTAATAGCATCTTAGAGTTAGAATTATAAATATGAAAAATTAAGAAAAGGACTGATGTCTAAAAGGGCAAAAGCAAAAAAACTTTCAAAGAAACATTTGAAATGTAATAAACCTAAAAAAACTCCCAATCATAAAACAAAATCTCATGTAGTAAAAGCATGTGAGGATGGTAAAGAAAAAATAATTAGATTTGGACAACAAGGTGTAAAAGGTGCCGGCAAAAATCCAAAGACTGCAAAAGAAAAAGCTAGAAAAAAGTCGTACTATGCAAGACATAATGCTCAAGATAAAAATCCAGATAAAATGTCAGCTAGATATTGGTCACATAAGGTAAAGTGGTAGGTATGGAGATAGTTGTTGTTAGTTTTATTATTTTATTTGGTGGAAGCTATGGAGTAGGAACAGTTTTATTAGAGAAAGATAGTACTGACAAGATAGATTAATTGCTCTTTAATTTACTGTTGGTACTATATGTATAAAGGTTTTTATTTATATGGATCTTAACCTTCCGACAAATGTTGAATTTTCTATTCATGCTGCATCTTTAGCAATACAATCTTTAGATAGAGTAGAATTAGAAGAAGCATTTATCGAGCTTTTACATCAAAAAGCCTTAGATCGTCAGCTATTTTATAGCATTATGAAGGATCACGGTATTGATGCTAACATCCAATTCCAGCTCTCAACTGAAGAGCAAATTTCTTAAGAAACATGGCTACAAGAACAATTGAGGCAACTCTAGACAAATTCAGTGTTGACGCTGGATCAGAAATTACATATCTTGGTCCTACAACAGCAGGTAATAAAGGTGATGCAACAAGAGGATTTAGAGTTAATCCAAGTGGTACTGGAGATATAAAAGTAACTCTTGATAGATCTGAAGGTGTTAACACAATTCAAATTTTTCAAGAAGATGCCTTTTCTTCAGGAGATGCTCCTTCAGGTTTCCAAAAGTTCTTTGACATTAGTAAAGCAGGTAAAGGTAAGGGAGCCGTTGGGGTGACAGTTACTAATGCAGCTAAAAATTATGTTGTTCTTTTACAGTTAGATGGTTATTCTGAAGTAAGCTATAACGGATCTGTTGTCGTCCCATAGATATTCATTATTTACAGAAAAAGGTTATAAATTAACAAAAAAATATACTATTCCCAGAACTTATTTAGGTATGGGAAAGTATGCTGCGTATAAAGATTTTGGTGAAGATCTATGGAAAATAGGATATGGCAGCGAAGTTATAAATGAACATTATTTAAATGCAAATGATAGAGCCTCACAAGAAGAAATTGATAAACAATTTTACATAGATTTAAAAAATTTTTCAAAAAAAGCTGAAAATTACATATTTGTCAATTTAAACAGGAATAAAAGAGCAGCTATTCTTAGTTTTGCTCACAGTATTGGATTAACATCTTTTAAATCATGCAGATTATTGGAGTTAATTAACAGCTTTGCAACGAAAAATAAAATAATAAAAGAGTGGAGTCCATATATAAATCGCATATGGATGTCAGGAGGCGATTTAATGGCCTCTAGAAGGCGTTCAGAACTCGATATGTATTTTGCTGCAGACAAAGAAATACCTACTTTCTATAGGCATACGTGTCACGCTGAGGTCTGCTTATTAAATATCGCAGAAACATATAATGGATCTGCTACTCAAGTTAAAGGAATTGAATATCTTGAGAAAAAACTTAAAGAACTTGATCCATCTGGGGAGATACTTCGCAAGTTTTTTCGATACTGGAACAGTACTCCAAGTGGTCTAGGATCTCCTTTGCGTCGTAAGGTCGATCCTTAAGCCAATCCAAACAATCCATCAATAATAGTTCTCTAGTATAATTTTTTTCAAATTCTTTGTAATCAATCGAAGTCTCTTGCATGATCGAGGATGTCTTGGACTTGGAGTTCGACATTACCTGATTTAAATCCTTTTCCGTAGATTGATTGTGCAATTTCTTGAATTTCATTACTTTTCTCATAAGGCATACTTATTTTTAGCAGTACTAAATATCCAATAAGATCATTTATGACATCTTCGTCAGTGGCTAATAAGCCAGCCCCTTTCATAATTCGATTTAATTTGTCGTCTATACGAACTAATAACTGTTCTGTAGCAGAGCATTTACTAAAAATTCTGTTAGGTTTTAAAGCAGAATTACCATATTTTCTGTTTTTGCTAATTAAAAGTTCTTTTATTTCATCACATACCTTTTCAATTTGCATTTCAGTTTTACTCATTGCCATGTTCATCTCCAATAGAATAAAAATATGAACCCTAAGTCTACTTCAACTTACGACGTTGACAATCGTTACAGATTTTACAGGTCGTTAGATTCAAAACAAGATATTAGCCCAAATAGACGGGGTGTAAGACCTGGTGTTGATAACAATAGCTCTAAAAATTTTTTAAGAGCATATATAGCACAATTAAGGGATATGAATTTTCCACGGCAGATGATTGATTAGCAAATTATTTTGCCAATGTGAGAGAATATATTTTTAAATCTTTCTGTTTGATTAAATCCCATACTTATTTCAGGTAAATAGATAAAGTATCCCCAACTTATTGGTGATTCTAAACACTCAAATTTTTTTCCATGTATTAAATTAGCCCTGTCAGTAGGTACACAGACTGGAAAATCCCACATTTCTGGACATGTTCTTATCATCTCTGAATAAGTAGTGAAAAATAATGCTTCTGGAATGTTTCTTAATTTCCATTCTCTTAAAAGTCTTTTAAACCAGATGACTGATGGGGCTTTTGCTCCTCTACCCGCAGATAAACTCCATCTCCAAGTGCCTCTTTTTTCTGCAAAAGAGCATCTTCCAAAGGTTGGGGGAAATAAATATGTTTTACCAGTCCAAGGTTCTTCAATATTCAGACCGTCAACTTCATAAGTATAAATTTTTCTTGCTCTTAAAAATTGGTTGTTAGCATCATATGTCGAACAAGGATCTAAATCTATATCTCTTAATAATGCGTCTATATAAGGTAAATATTCACAAGGAGTTAACCAATCGTGTGATATATGTTCGACTTGTGCTAAAGATCTCCTACTAGCACCCCATGATCCTTTAGTCACATTTGTTTAAAACTTGCACCTTCACTATCTATTTTGTAATGCACCAAAGACATTTCTTTATCGTCTTGAATAATAAATAATGCTTCTTTATCAGGATCTAATTTTTCGGCTCGCACTATTGCCTTCTTCATAACATCTGCAGCACCATCTAAATTTTTGCTATTAAGGTCATCTACAGCGGTAATCAGGTTATTAACTGTCAAATAAAACATGGATTTTTTTTCATCTTCATGATTTGGAACATATACCATCGCCCCTGGGCCATCATTATGATAAAACTTATAGTAAAATTCACACATGTCAGCACAAATTCTTTCAATAGTTAGCTGAAATAACTTTTTTTCATCCTCTCCTGTAGTTTTTCCAATTAATTTTTTAAGTAATTTATTTCTTCTACTTGTCATTTAGATTTCTCAACTACTATATTCTTATCATTTTTTTTATCTTTGTCAATTTTAATTAAATCGCTAAGACCTGATTTTTTAAGTGTTTCTAATAATTTTGGTAATGGTCTGTATAAAACTACAGCTTTTTGCATATTTCCAATTTTTTTTATTAATTTGCCGTTTTTATCACGTAATTTAGTTAATTCTCCTTGTCTAATTAGATATTCTGCAACACATCTATATCTTCTTTTCTCGGCTAAATTAATTTCTGGATATCTATCACAGATAGTGCTTGTTTTCATATCACTAAAAGTTAATCTTATCTGATCTGCTAGTGACAGTCCTAAAATTAAATCTTTAGTACTTGTTTCATAGCTTGAAACTAATTCAAGATATCTTCTTAGATCTTGATTACTAAAGCTTCCTGAAGGAGGTATAAATATTTCTACTTGCTCGATTAATGATTTACATAATTTTTTCTTAAAATTTCTAGTTGTTACAGAGTTTATATCTAAATCAACAAATCTATAGCTTTGATAAAGGTTGTCAGGATCTTTATGAGGAGCATAATTTGTTGTATCTAAAATATCTACCCAATCCTCTAATTTTTGTTCTTCCATTCGAGGACACTATCTGTTCAAATACTAGCCTATTTTTTTACATCATTCCATTGTTGTCTATGACTAATTAGTAAAGCCCAGATATAATAATGTTTCAAGCTTAAAAAATGATCTTTTAATTTTACATATTGATCCCAGTCTTCTCCATATATTTCAGAAAGTCTTTTTTCACATTTTTCTAAAGAACCACTATAGTTTGAAGCCTCCCAAAATGATTTAGCTAAAAGCATTTCTTGTAGTGTACATAATTGTTCAAGTTGAGCAGTAGACAGACGATGTAAAAGTTGGCTAATATCAGATTGATATGGATATTGCTTATCATGCGTCGTACTATTACTTATGCTGAATTGATTTTGATTATTTTTTTTCTCCCTGTCGGATATATTGGGGTCAATCATTTATATGAATTTGTTACAGATAGAATTACTATAGAAGTTAAATTTAAAAAAACATAATGGGACTATTCGACGGTCTATTCGGTTCTTCTGAACCAAGTATAATAATTCCAGAGACAGAGCAAGGAAAAGCGTATCAGACTTTTATACCTCAGTCAAGTTTTCAGAATGCGGCTGAATATATGAAAAGATTGGATGAAGCACAGAATCGAGCACTTGATAGGAGATATGACCAAGTAGGAACTGATGCAGAAATTGGGGCAAGACAAAAAGATATTCAGCTGCAAGAAAAGGCATCATATTTAGCATCATTACCTAAAACAAAGAATTTTTCTAGTGGTTTTAGACCAAATCCTGATGATAATCCAGCAGCTGCATTCGTTGGTAATACAGCAGGGGTTGCAGGATCAATTGGTGGTTTATTTGGTGGTCAAGTAGGTGCAAGACCAGAGTCTCAAACAAGTGGATCAAGTGGTGGGGCTATAGGCAAAGTTTTAGCGGCAGGTTTACGTGGAATTTCAGATAATATACAACTGCAACAATCTCCAGCTGTAAATGCAGCAGAAATAAGACTTCAAGATGCAAAAAATGCCTATAACGATGCTGTTAACAAAGTAAAAACGTCAGAGCGTGCTTATGTACCCGTAACTCAACCAGGATTTAATGCAGGACAATATTTAGAAAACTATAAAGATCTTAGGGATGCTTTTGGGTCTGATTTGGTTGCGGCAAAAAGACATTTTCTAGATTATGGAAGGGAAGAGGGCAGAACTGATGAAGATATTTATGACATAAATAAAGGAGCACCAAGGTTTACTTTATTTAATCCTGATTCATATTTACCAAGAGAAATGAATAAACCAGTTAAAACAGAACCAAAAGAAGAAGAAAAAACAAAAGAAAATTCAAAAGAAAATGATTTCGATGACGAAGACGATTAACATTAATATCAAGAAATTATTGAACCAAAGTTTATAGAATCTTTAATTTCACCATCAATTTGACCAAAGTTGATTTGTTCTTCAGTTGTTTCTACTGTTAATCTCCAATCTAAAACTGATACATTAAGTCCAATAGAATATGTTGTTTCTAAATATCTTATATCATTTGTAATAACAAATAAATATTTGCCTTTTTCTAGTCTTGTATTTGGATAATCATTTTGAAGTGATCCTATATCATCTTCTTGATAATCAATAGATGATTCACGAAATACATATCCATCATTATTAATAGGTAACTCCTGTCTATGTCCGTTTTCATCAATTTCATAAAAAGCTAATAGTGTATTTCTATTTGTTTGTTTTTCATATGAAAAGCGTGAGAATTCTTGTGTAAATTGCACTGTTCTCGGTTGAATTAAATCTATTTCATAAAATGTGCTTTGCCTTCTTGACAGACCACCATGAGAATTAGATATTATCTGAGATTTAAATATTGCAGAAAAATCACCTAAATTAATTGGATTATTAAGATTATCACCTTGCTCTGCAGGTCTTGGATCAGATCCAAAATAAGATGTTGGACCATACGCAGTTGGTCCTGCACCACCTGTAGGATAAGCTTCAACAGTTCCTAAATTAAAAAAACCTAAATTAGTTGGGATAGTAGTAAGAAATCTTGCCACTTTTAATTTTGCTTATTTCTTTCTCTATGATACTGCAGAATATTTTCGTGATGAAGTTTAATGTCTTTTATAGCCTTACATTCTGGGATATCTTTTTGTCCTTTTATCATCAAATGTTTTGGATTACAACAAAATGCTTTGCAAGTAGGGTTGCTAAATATTCTATATTTACCTGTATATCCCCGACTTAACCAGAATGCGATACGTGGAGCAGATTGTGTTTTACCTGAGTGAAATGGGGAGGGAAAATATGCAGTTGATTCTGTTCCATTTTTCCTTGTAGCACCTTGCCATACCCAGCATTCATCTTCACTTTTTATATCTACCTGTTCCCAAAATCTTTTTACTTGCCAATACCATTTCATTTCAAATTCTCTAACATCTACTGTGCATCTTGATTTTTTTATTTCATTCATACAATCTAGGCACTCTCCCATTAATCCAAAATTACCTTTATGTTTTTCAGTCCCTTGTATATGCCAAGGACATTCGTAGTGTTGAGTTTCTGTCACGACTCCTCTAAAATTTTTTGCTTCATCTGGATGAGCTCTCATCAAATTTATGCAAACGTCTGAGAGATTTGACCAAATCTTATCCTCATTATATTCATCTTCCTTATTTTCAACATCCTCATAAGTCTCACCAGAACAAATTCTTCTTACTGAATGATATGGCAATCGATAATGTTTAGATAATTTTCGACTACTTATACCACTTTGACTTTCATTTCTCAACTTAGTTATTAAGTCAATATTTATTGATATTTCATTTACTTTTGCATTTTCATAAGCTACATCTTTTCTAGTTCCCCAATAATAATGAGCAGGATTAAGACAATATTTAGACTTGCATTCGCTTCTTTTAACGATTATGGGTTTTTCTTCTGAATAATTTCTTCCTGTCATATTTAATATTAAAGGTCTTGCATCATGTCCTTTATACATGAGTTTTGTTTTTTTACTTGTAGTAAAACCTTTAAATCCAGCATTATTCATCTTCGTCAAACACCAACAAGATTCTTTACCAAAGTGTTCTAAAGCTGTTTGAAAAGCTCTTACAAATAATATTTGATCATATGCAGTCAAATTCTTATATAAAAATGCATCACTATTTTTCATGCAAAGTAGGGGGTAGGTGTACTCGTAAGAATACATCCCTTTGATAGCAATGGCAATCATTGAACACCCAAATACCAAAAAATTTTAGCTATTTATATTACTTCTATAGAAGATGAGGTTAGGTACATGACTGTTTAATTTTATATACACTCACTTACCTAACCACCGCATACATGAAGGTAAGTAAAATGTCATTATTTTTTAGGAACTTGGGTGTTCATAGTAAACCTCAGTCATATAAATCTATTTTAAATGCAAAGTACAAATATTTGCACTAACCCTACCAATATTTTTCGATAAAAAATGCGGAAAAAGTTTTTCAAAAGTTTGGGTTAGGTAGATGACTGTTTAAAAAAGGTATACACTCATATACCTAGTCTCAAAGTCTCGTCGGTGATATTATTAAAACAGCAACTTTTACTAAGATAAATGCCGGGATACTCAATGCAGGCTGGATTTGATCAAAGTTCTCTAATGTCAGATCCAAAATTAAGACAACAAGATACTATGAATCAAGGGAATATGGTTAGTGCTCCTTATTTTCAAGCAAATAAAAGGGCGGCCGAAAAAACTAATCCCATGAACGCAATATCACAAGAGACTCCAGTTGGTGATAGAGTTGCTGATTTTTTAAATAGGATGGGTAAATGAATAAAATAAAAATAGACGAAAATACAGGTTTACCTCTTAATCCAGATGGAACAGTAACTGTTTACCATCACACTAGTAGGCAAGCAGCAGAAAATATATCGAATACGGGAGTGCTTAAAAGTGCAGGTGAACCTGATGTTTATGTTACAAGTAGAAGTGAAACAGATACAGGATATGGAGATACTGCAGTTCCAATTAGAATAAGTCCTTCACAACTTATTCTTGATGACGAATTTCCAAGTGATGGAAGAAAAGATTTTAGAATTAGACTTAAAAAACCTAAAGGCTCTATCCAAGTACAGGTTGCAAAATTTTTAAATAATTTAGGAGTTTAAAATGGGTGATAACGATTTTCCTACAGTGATGGCAAATGGAGGAGGTAAGACCTTCTTATCAGGATTTGTAAAAGGAATGAATAAATATAGTCAAGCGGGAACAGACGTTGATGATTTTGAAATAGAAAGAGAATACGAACAGGAATTAGGTAAACCAATGATGGAAACAGTAAGATTTCGTAAATAAAGTCATCGTAAAATTGATTTAATAATCAAGTTTTTAATAATAAATGACACAAACTAAGGCACAGTTAGTAGATTTATCAGTACAGGGTGTAAATGCTAATAATTTAAGTTCTGGTACAGTACCAGATGCTAGATTCCCTGCAGTTTTACCTGCTATATCAGGTGCTAATTTAACATCACTTCCAGCAGCCAATTTAACAGGTACACTACCTGCGATAAACGGATCTAATTTAACATCACTACCAGCAGCCAATTTAACAGGTACATTACCTGCAATAAGTGGGGCTAATTTAACATCACTACCAGCAGCCAATTTAACAGGTACACTACCTGCAATAAGTGGAGCTAACTTAACTAACTTACCTGTAGACCTTTCAAATTTAAGTGCAACTAATTTAACATCCGGAACAATACCTGATGCTAGATTCCCAGCGACTTTACCAGCAATATCGGGAGCGAACTTAACAAACTTACCTTCAAGTGGTATTAGTAATGTTGTAGAAGATACTAGTCCAGAACTAGGGGGAAATTTGGATGTACTAACGAGTGAAATAGTTACATCTACATCAAATG